GATCAGCAACCGGACCTCGGCAGATAATGCACTGTCCGGGCGAATTGACACTGTATCGAATGCGTTGAGCGCCAAGCGGCTTATATCGCTGGCCGATGTGAGCGGAACCCCGGCGGACGGTCAGGTTGCGATGTGGAACTCTGCTGCGGCAAAGTTCCATTTCTCGACGGTGACGGGCGGGCCGGGCGGTGGAAGTGTCACAAGTGCCGCTCATGCGTCTCTGGCCGCGAGCGTAGCCGGGGCGTTGAGTGCTATCGCCGCCAACTCGGCGCAAATGACATCTGCAGACAATGCCATATCGGCAGCGGCTGCAAATGCCTTGAGCGTTGCGAATGCTGCTTCTACGGCACTGAGCGCGTACAAGGTTGCTCCCAAAACGTGGCCGCTGATGGGACTAGGCGGGTATCAGTTTGATGGCTCGACGGACTACCTGGACGGCAACGCATTGACAGGCATTGCCGATGCCAAGGTTGGCACGATTGTCATTCGGTGCCGCCTGCCGGCAGCTGCAGCCCAGCAAGAAATAATCCATACGACGGGCGACGCCTTCCGCGTGATTCGCCAGGCGGATGGCGACATTCAGATCATAGCCGAGAACAGCGGCGGCACGGTGATTATGAACTTTGCCTCAACCAGCACGCCGACTTCGGCGGCTGGCGATTACATCATCATGGCAAGCTGGGATTTGGCGACAGGAAGCTCGGCCAGGCTCTATGTCAACGACGTTGCCGTTACGATGACGACTGCCACGTACACGGACGACACCATCGACTACACGGTGGCGGAATACGCAATAGGCGCAACCGTTGGGGGCGCAAACAAGATCACCGGCGATATTTATGCTGTCTGGTTCGATCCGACGACATACATTGATTTTTCCACCGAGTCGAATCGACGGAAATTCACTGATCGCAACGGGATCATGGTTTTCCTTGGCGCGTCGGGCGAACTTCCTACAGGGGCTTCTCCGGGCTTGTTCCTTGGATACAATGCATACACATCGTGGCCGACGAACCGTGGAACCTTTACCGGCACATGGACAGAGAACGGCACTCCCGGCGCCGTCGGTACGTCCGCCCAGGGCCAGTTCGGCCCGCTGAACGCTTTGATCACATCAGCCGAATACCTATCCTTGGCTAATCGGGTGTCCGGCATCTCGACGCAAATGACCAGTGCTGACGGTGCGCTGTCGGGGCGGATTGATTCCGTCGCCAATGCCATCTCAGTGATCTCGCAGCAGGTGTCTATCCTGTCGGTTGCTGTAGCGGCGGCATCGAACTATGCCAGCGTGGCAAGCAACGCGGCGTCTGTGGCAAGCAACGCGGCGTCGGTAGCGTTACAAGCGGCAAGCGTAGCCAGCAACGCGGCGAGCGTGGCGGTTGCAGCTGTGGCAGGGGTTCCAGATCACCAAATCCGCATCGTTTCAAATACCCAATCCATCGCCGTCTCGACCATGACGGACATTTCAGGATTGATTCTGACGCTATCCGCTGGCGAAACGTGGCGCATCGAAGGGATGGTATTGATTTCCACAAGCGTGGGCACTGTCGGCTTAAACATGGGATGTTCCGTCGCGCCCTTGTCCACTCCCCGCTTTTTACGGTTTGGCCGATTGTCGGCAGGACAGTCTGCGGGTTACCTTGGCGGCGGCGGCATGATGCAGGTATCGGGATCATCCGTCTTCCTATCTGCGGCAAACGTGGGCGGCGTGTTGGTGGGGATTGAGGTCATGGGCGTGTTCAACGTCGCATCCGCCGGCATCTTCCAGCTGCAAGCGAAAGGGTTGGCGTCTGTCGCAGCATCCCCGCTCCACATCATGCCCGGCTCTTTCCTTCTGTGCCACAAAATCAAGTGAGGTCTGCTTATGGGTGATGCCGCTCTCAAGACGCTGGATCCCTCCGTCAAGTATGAGACGCGCTATTGCATCCCGCTGTGGGTAAGGGATGAGCAAATCCGGGCAAACATCAAGCGGGCGCCGGGGCGGATTCAGGCAGGGGAAGACACGGACGAACCGTGCGCGATCGTGGGCTATGGACCCTCGCTTGCGAAAACATGGAAGCAGGTTCGCAAGTTCAAGACCATCATCACGTGCTCCGGGGCGCACAAGTTCCTGCTGGAGCGTGGCATCACTCCTACGATGCACATCGAGGTCGATCCTCGCGAGCACAAGATCGAATTGCTGGGCGAGCCGCACCCGGACGTTACCTACTACCCCGCGTCCTGCGTGCATCCCAAGTACCTTTCGCACCTGTTGGACCACGGCGCGCAGGTTAAACTCTGGCACGTGTTCGCGAAGGATGGGGAGTCGGAACAGGTCATCCCCCGGGGCGAGTTCATGGTCACGGGCGGTTGCGACGTTGGCATGCGCGCTATGACCATTGCCCGGTTCCTCGGCCACAAGAAACTGCACATCTTCGGGCTGGATGGATCGGAAGGCGACACCGGAAAGCACGCGGGGAAGCATCCGAACCAGCCGAAGGCCAGCCTGCCGACCATCGTGAACGGGCGCGAGTTCCGGTCCACGCCGGCATTGCTGGAATCCGCCAAGATGGTGTTCCACGAATTGGATCAATTGCACGATGTGGAGTTCAAGTTCTACGGCGACGGCATGATTCAGGAGATGGCGAAAACCTACCAACGGAAACCGGCCCATCCGAATTCCATGCTGGCAGCGGTCAAGCCGCGGTTGATCTCCGACGAGATGCGCGAGTTGAATGCGCGACTTCACACCGAGAATCCCTATTACGGTTCGGGCGGGTCGAAGTACGCCGAAACCGTGCTGAAGATGAAAACGCAGGAGATAAACTCAATCCTCGACTACGGATGCGGAAAGTCCCAACTCGCCAAGTCCCTGCCGTTTCCGATCTGGCAATACGACCCTGCCGTTCCCGAATTCTCCGAGACTCCGCGCCCGGCTGATCTGGTGGTCTGCACTGACGTTCTTGAGCATGTCGAGCCGGAGCATTTGCAGTTCGTGCTCGATGATCTGCGTCGTTGTGTTCTGCAGGTTGGGTACTTCGTCATCCACTTGGGGGCAGCGAAGAAAACCTATGCCGACGGACGCAATGCCCACCTGATCCAGCAGCCCGCGTCCTGGTGGAAAAAGAAACTGGAGCGTTTCTTTGACATCGCAACCGCACAGCAGAACGGCAACGACCTTCACGTTGTCGTGGCGCCGCGCACCGCGAAGGACGATCCCTCCGCGATCATGGGCGTACGCGGGAAAGACGGCATCAAGTCCCGGTTCCACACGCCCAACGAAACCACGAGATGGCGAGCGGAGACGCTGACCACCAAGGAACCGATCACGCTCGATTGGATTGAGTCCATGCGCAAGGGCGAGACGATGTGGGACGTCGGCGCCAACGTGGGCGGATATACGGTGTGGGCTGGGGTGCGGGGCGTGAACGTCATCGCCTTCGAGCCGGAAGCGGAGAATTATGCCCTGCTGAATCGCAACATCGCGCTGAACAATCTGGACGCCACGGCATATTGCCTGGCCCTGTCCGACCGCCGCCAGTTCAATCAGTTGCACCTATCGGCTAGGCAGCTCGGTGGCAGTTGCCACACATTCGGCGCGGAGACGGGTCCGCACGGCGACGAGCGCCACACGGGGCTGGTTCAAGGGTGCTTCGCGACCACGATTGACGATCTGATCGCGCAAGGTCTCCCTGCTCCCGACCACATCAAGATCGACGTTGACGGGCTGGAAGGACAGGTGATCGCCGGGGCGTCTCGCCTGCTGGCATCGGGCAAGGTCAAAACCCTGCTGATCGAGACGAACCCGAAACTGGAAAGCCACACCGATATGATCGAGTGGCTGGAAGCGTCAGGGTACTGGTTTGACCCGGCACAGGCGGAAGCCTCTGCACGGAAGGATGGACCGTTCAAGGGCTGTGCCGAGATCGTGTTCCATGCGCCGGTTGCCGAAGCGGCGCAGGATCTCGGGGCGCATATCCGAGACGCGATTGCGAATGCCAGGATCATTGCCGAACCGTTCCCGCACATGGTTGTCGAGGGTCTGTTCCCCGCCGATGTGTTCCGCGACATCGCGGCTAGTCTCCCCCCGGATGCCGCGTATGCCTCGCTGGAAGCGGCGAGGGGCACGAAGGGCTATCCCCAGCGGTACGTGCATGGCATGGACGACGAGCCGCTGTCTGCGCTTTCGAGACTGCTCAGGCAGGGGTGGCTGAAAAGCCTGCTCTGCGCCAAGTTTGGCATCCTGCCGGACTGCTCGGATGAAGCGGTACTGCTCAGGGACTTCGCCGGCTACCGGATCGGACCTCACTGCGACACGCCAGCAAAGATCGTCACGGCGCTTATCTACCTGCGGGATGCCTCGGCAGGCACCACCCTGTACGAGCCGAAGGACAAGACCGCGCCGCGCGAGCTTGGCCGGCACTACCCCTTCGCGGAATTTGAGCCAGTGGCGACCGTCCCGGCTAAGGCGAACTCGGCGCTGATCTTCCTGAATGGCCCGCAAGCCTTCCACGGCGTCGAGCCGTTCGAGGGTCCGGGCACCCGGGACATCCTGCTTTATGATCTGAGGGCAAAGTGATGGGACTAGACCTAAACCCGCTGTCACCGCTGATCAAGTTTGGCGAGGTGCTGATCGACAAACTGATCCCTGATCCGCAGGCCAAGGCCAAGGCGCACATCGATCTGCTCACGTTGCAGCAGACGGGCCAGCTTGCCGAGATGGACCGTGACCTGAAACTGGCGCTGGCCCAGACGGAAACGAACAAGATCGAGGCCGCATCGGAATCCTTGTTCAAGAGCGGATGGCGTCCGGCAGTCGGTTGGACCTGTGCTGGTGGTCTGTTCTACCAGATGATCGCCCGGCCGCTGCTGGGCTGGATCGCAGTCAACTGGTTCGGCTGGCAGGTTCCGCCCCCGCCGCTTGAGATGGACACCCTGATGACCTTGCTGTTCGGCATGCTCGGCTTGGGTGCGTTCAGGATGACCGAGAAGATAAGGGGCGTTGCCTGATTCTGCATTTTCTCTGCGTTTTGGTGGGTGGTGGCGTTTCGGAGTGGTCGGTCAGCACGAGACGCGCTTTCAGATCAATCACTTGAGAGCACCATCGACCACTCGCGTGCAAGCGGTTCCGTATCTCCGCAAGGCAGAATCTCAACTCCGAAATGCGAGCCTTTGCTGTGGAGATGTCTTTGAGGTATACCTCATGATCCTCTTGCCGTAATTCACGTATGCGTGCGGCTTGGCACCCCATCGTTATGCAGTCACCCATGTTCTTTCTCATGCTCGCCTCGGGCTGCGATAGCTTTGTCTATATCGGCATCACCCCAGTCGTGCCATGAGTAATCAGGCCCAGTGGCGCCAACCCAAATGTTTTCCTTTGCCCACCTGTACCGCTCCGCATCCCTCATTGCCTCGTCCCGCTCGCGGGTGAGGCGTTCGATGGTGTCCGCGGCCTCTGTGCAGACGTTACGCGGCGTCCATTCGGTATCTGTTGGCAGTGGAGCCTCGCTCGGAAGTGAGTACGCTGCGCCTCGCAATCTCTCAATCAGGTCGCTCTCACTCATTGGGAATCCCCCTGATTGCTTCTGCACACTCGTCAGCAGTTGCAGCCGCATGTAACAGGTCATCGCATTTCTGCGCCGCTTCCTCCCGCATTGACTCGCGACCGGCGAGGTAGGCGGCTTGCCATAGTGCCCACGTTGCTTGCATTGCCGGCGCTGCGTAACATTCTGGGTATTGGGGATGTCTTTCCGTCGAAAGTCCTATGCGTATCCGAGCATCGTTTTCAAACTCACTCCGCATTTTCTCGCTCATGTCTCGGCCCTCGGTGGCTTGGGTTTCTCTTGCGGCTCAGTCACCACGTACAGGCGCACAAGCTCAGTGTGCCTGTAGCGTTCGCCGTTTACACATTGCCATATCAGCGAACCGCAACGGCGAGTCTCGGCGATGAAGTAATCGCAAGTCCGGCAGTCGATGGGGGTCATGGCGTTAACCGCTTCCGATACTTCTCCATCTCGCGCCGCTGCCATTCCTGTGCCGTGCGGTAAATCTCATCGGCAAGCGACTGAGGTTGATCGCGATGCCCGAGACGATTGGCGAGTTCCTCACTGAGCCACTCGACGTTGATCGCCTCCGGAATATCTGCCAGAACGCACTCCTGCAGCCATTCGCACACGGTTTGCAACGCAGGATCGTATCCCTGCGCAGGGCCACAACTGGGGCACATGGTATCTCCACACATACAGGTCATTGGCTCATCTCCTTCGCTCGGGCGAGGGCGGTGCGTGCCTGTCTTACTGTGTCGCCTTCAAGTGGCGATAGACAGCAGATCAAATCCATAGCCGAACCCAACGCCTCCACCAGCTCCGCATTGATGGAGCGCAGGCGGGCGAGTTCTGCATCTGAGTCTGCAAGCGAGACACCCGCCCCCGTTGCGCTTGGGATGATCCCGCCATAGAAATCAGAGAAATCGTATCGCTGCATCTCACTCCCCCATCACATCGGTGGTATTCAACAACGCCTTCAGCCTTTCCACTTCTTTCAACAAGACTTCCAGCGCCTTGCCATCCGCCTCCGAGCTGCTCAGATAGCGCCGGACCTTTGCCCATACTTCCGCTTCCTCAACTGTCATGCGATCAACTCCAGTTGCGGGCTTTTGATCCATCTGGTTGCTGACGGGTGCATCTCGATCCGCTCCATTAACACGGCGGCGCGCATGGATTTGCTGGCTGGCGTGTAGGTTCCTCGCCACGCCGAATCAATGCCGATATTCCTGGCGACGTTGGTTGAATCCGCAGACGCAAACGGAAGGCGCGAGAATATCTCCGGGTCCAGCATGCGCAGCCCGTGCAACTTCGTTATCGGTACGCCATCCGAATCACAGCAAGCCTCCATCGCCTGCGCCATGCGGACCCACCACTTGCGATTGCCCACTGTTGCGAAGTCTCCCGACGATCCGAATGCGACTCTCGGAAAGTCATTACACAGTCGCTCAAGCCGACCCAGCGATTCGTGAAGATGCCAAACAGGGACGCCCATCAGCCCCCACCCGTCTAGCATTGCATCGTTCTCTGCTTCATCCCCGTCGATTACATCAGGGATCAGGAACCAATCACACGCAGGGTGCTTTGACCAAATCCCCGACCACTCTCTGAATCCATCAACGTCCAACGGTTCGCCTCGCGTCCATGCGCTGAACGCTCCGTTGTCCAGCGTGAACGACTGGCAAATATCCGCGATCACTTCAATCTGCTGCGGAGCTGCGAAGCTAACCATCGCGTGCCTCCGAGCGAGCTGCAGATGCGGCCAGTCGGGGCCGGTGATCGGTGTTCCGTGGTAGTGGATCATTCAGACTCCTGCGCACCTTCTCTATTGCTTTCGTGTAAAGCCGAATAACCGCTTTGCGGTCCATGCCTAGTTCCGCGCCGATTCGCTCAAACGACATCAATTCGGAATCGTCAACCGCGCTTGCCATCATTCCCCCAGTGCGCCAGTTGAGCGACCTTCGGAATCAAGCAGGCCGCTTGAAATTGCAAGTTCGCGAACATGGGACTTCGGCCCGTACTGGAATGCCGCCAACGCAAGGCAGGCGAACTTTCTCAGCGCGGCAAGGTGCTCCCGCTGCCTGCGCACTTCGGCGGCGAGGGTGTTTATCTGCTCTTGCATCGCCCTGACTCGGTGATCCTGTGAGAATGAATAGGCGGCATCATCTTGCATCACACCACCTCGAACTTGATGCCCGGCACCTTGCCGAGCTTGATCAGTGCCAGCACCTGGCTGGCGTCGCCTTCCTCCAACCCAACCGCCACAAGCGCCTCGCGCGCCTGCCGCTCCATGCGCAGCCGTGCGGCCCGGCGTGCGTCTTCGCTCAGGTTCGCCATAGGCGGGGCATCGCGCACGATCCTCGGCATCTGGTCGGGCGGAATATCAAACGACTGCCCTTCCCGCCGCCTCTCCAAAAGCTCCGTCGCGTAGGCTTTACCGCATTCCTTGCAGTCAGTTCGCAGCCCGTCTCGCCTTGAAGGGCAGGGGTAAAACTCCGAGACAGGCCGGAACTTGCGGCACTTGGTACACCACTTCTTCCCGTGTGACGGGTGCGATTGAATGGCCTGATCCATCATGCGGCCTCGCTTGTGTGATTCTGCTCGGCATCAATGATGAAGTCGCGCTTGTCTTCAATCATTGCCCACCCCCCTTGGCTCAACTGACGACCAGATGCCGCAGCCACAGCCTTCATTCGAGTGTCAGCCTGTAACGCTTCGATGATCCGCGTGCTAGCGTTTAGCGCGAGGCGAGCGTTATCCAGTTCCACTTCGTTGTTGATCGCTGCCGACATCAGTACCGACAGCAACTCCACCAATTCGCGCATGTTTTGCGGCGGCGTGGTCTTCCTTTCTGCGAATCCTAGCTTTGCCATTTATGACTCCTTGAATTTCTGCCTGAACAATCTTCACCGTTAAAATGTCTTTTGGGGTCTTTCTCTTTTTCTTGTCTTCTCGGTCAAGAACCCGGTTACGAGCGACAACCATCTCAGTGATAATTGCGTCATCGTCACCAACTGCCACCCCCCACTGACCGTAAACACCAAAAGTCTCATGCGGCTTAAAAAATCCTGCACAGTTGCGAGCCAGCCCCTCATTCCAAACCATCCCCGGGTTTGCGTTGTAACGTCGCGCTATCCGATTAACGGCATCCCTGTCCGTGACATGAATCCTCGTAAGCAAAGACGCTCGCGCCAAGACTGCGGTGGCAATCTGATGCTTTCGCAAATTGCCAAAGCGCGGGATTTCTCCGCTCAAAAGAGGCATGATCTTGGAGCCGGATTCGTCTCGCTGCATGATTGTCAGCCAATGCCAGAGCGGGTATCCGGTCCTGGCAAGGCATCCGTTTTGTTTCACGCGGCCCTCCGCTGCGTCAGTTCCTCCACGAGGGCGCAGACTTCGGCATCTGCGGCGATGCATGCGGCTTCCAGTTCGGCGATGGCCTTCTCGTCGCGCTCGACACGCGCGATGACAAGATCCAACCCCGAAGGCCAGCGGGGGTCATAAGACACGGCATCAACCCAGTCCATCCCGCTCACGAACAGTTGACCTTGAAGCTGCCACCAATACTCGGCCACATGCCCATTGTTGCGAATGGCGTCCAAGTGCTTCGCCATCGACGAGGGGCACTTGATCTCGAGCATGCCGGGGGCGCCGACGATGATGCCATCGGGGCTGCACCCAACCTGCGCCATCGTCGGGTGCTGAATCCACGCCACCTGATTCACAGTCGCGTCTGTGGCGATCTCATAGGCGGCTCGGGCCTCGGGTTCCAGTTCGTTGCCTCGCGCCATGGCAGCGTTCTGGTACGTCTCCACGCATGTGCCGGTGATGCGCTCAACGGCAAGCGTGGCAATGAGGTTCGCTCGGCTGGCGGACGGACCGCTGCGCGTTTTTGCCATGAGGTCGCCGAACCGCGAGCCACTGAATTTGCCGGCACGAAGCGCCAGCCATTCCGCGTTTGCACTGCCGTCGTCGTTGTGCTGTTGCATGCTCACGCTCCCAACTCGGCGCGGCGCTGGTTCGCCGCTGCAGTGATCTGGCCGCGACCCTTGGGGAACTTGTCCCACGCGGCCTTGCGTGCCGCCTTCAGATCCTCGAACGTCTCTGCGCCGATGATCTGGTCGATGGCTTGGCTCAGACCTTCAGGATCGCCGGCAGCGGCGCCGTCATCGTCCTGCTCCTTGCTGGCAAGACCGAGGATCGCGAACAGGGTGTAACGCTGCAGGTAGGACACCGTGCTGCCGACTGCTTGAATCGCGTTCTTGCTGCCACTGGTATCAGGCGCTGCCGTCAGAGAGGTCGTCTCCGAGTGCCCGCCAGCGTGCGTCACACAGCACGACACCGTGATGGCCGTGCCTTCCTGAGAGGTGCGCCAGGAATGCGAGAGGTTGTTCTCGGACATCAGGCCGCTGATCTGCGAGAGGGTGTCAGCCAGCCCCGCGTATTTGATGTTGTGCCCCTTCATCTGCCGATTGATGATCGGGCAGTTGCGGCGGAAGTTGGCGAGGGCGGAGATGTACGCCTTGCGCGCCTGCGTCTGCTCCCATCGTTCCTGCAGATCCATCAGCCGGCTCAGCTTGTCGATGTCGGCGCCTTGCTGCACAGCGATCGCCAGCATCTGGTCCGGCGTGATGACTGCCGGCACCTGTTGCGTCTCTACTCGTTCCATTGCGGTGTTCATGCTTTCGCTCCTAATTCAATTGCCATGAAATTGCGCACGCTGTTGCAGTACGTCTTAGCCTGCGCCTCGTGAGGTGTCTGTTTCGCCATCACCTCGATGATGCTGATGAGTTCGGCGACGCGCAGACGGTAGGAACCGATGACCTCGCGCTGCCACTCAAGCAATTCGTCTGTGCTCATGTCGTCGTTCATCCGAAGATCACTCCCGCCAAAAGGATCAAGGTGAAGATGCCTCCAGCCGCAGCGCCAATGCGGTCAACCTGGTCGGCGAACTTTTCAAGTCGTGCGTCGATGTTCATGCCGCCACCACCAGAAATGCCGCCAGCAGGGCGCACGAGGCGCATACAACCACGATGATCTGGCGCGCATGCCGAGCGCGGTCTTCGCCCCAAGGCATCAGCGCCTCGCTCTCTGAGAGCGTCCTGCGGGTCATGGCAATGTCTAGAATTGGGTCGTTCATTTGAAGTCCTCGCTGGCGCCGTGGAAGTCCCGCGGCATGGCAGATGGATGGCGGTCGCCGAGATAGTCGTCGTCGGTGATCTCGATCTCTTCCTCGTCATCCACGCACAGCCGGGCGATGACAGCGGCGATGGACAGGAACGCGCCAATAGCGGCAAGAATCAGCAGGGTGTCGTTGCTCATGCTGCTGCCTCCATTTGTTCAAGCAGATCGGTTTCGATGACGCGAGCCACTTCATTGCGCACCGAGACAACCGCATTAGCGTTGAGGCGGGGCAGGGTGAAGATGTACCCCAAACCAGCAACATGGATTTCGCTGACTCGCACCACCGGCAACCCCAGCGCGTTGTGCTTCACGGTGTATCGGGCAGTAACGTCAAGGTGGCCCAGCGCGCCGAAGTCCATCGGGAAGGCAACCTGCACCAACTCGCGCACCTCGGCGTTGTCCATGTAGCGGGTGCCGGAGATCGTGTACTGCACCGAGCTGCCCTCAGCATCGGAAGCCTTGATGGCATCAGCGCGGTGGAGGTAGGCCGTGCCGGGCCTGCCTGCGAAGAACAGTTGATAGATCGGTGTGTGTGTCATCTGGTTTCTCCCTTCGCTGTTTGGCTGCGATGTGTAGCCAGATTACGCTATGGCCTAAAATGACGCAAGCAATATCTGGCTACGGCAAGAGAAACAGATAGACCGTGTTGCTATATCAGATTGAACGGTTATTCCGTTCCGTTATTTCGAGAGGTCAGGCGCTCGATGATCTCGCGATCTACGGCATCAGCAGATAGGTAGCCTTCCATGACTTTGTTCAGCGTGGCGGGGTTCCCTTGCAGGTTCGGCATGATGATCTGCCACCCGCTGAAACCGTAGGCTTTCCCCAGCTTTTCCGCTTGTTCTATGGATGCTTTCTGGTTGGTGTAGAGGATGTTGTAGACCGTCCTCTGAGGAATCCCGCTCTTCCGCGCCAGGGACACGGTGTCGTCACCATGCAGCGCCATCAAGTGCTTGATGTTCGCTCGCAGATTCTCGGATGTAGTCGGCGTTTGTTTGCGCATCTGGCTAGCTTGGAACACTTCCGTAGCTAGAAGCTGCTTGACACCGCTGTTCTTTTGCACATATCCTGATAGCCAGTAGTTGCTACACGAGATTCCGACATGGCCGCTTATCAATCCGAGATGCTTGCCGACGTGCAGAAGAGGCTTTACGAGGTGCGCGGCTCATGGCCGCAAATCTGCACTGACCTCTCGATCAGCTATTCGTGGTTGTGCAAGGTCGCTCAGAAGCAGATCGCCAGCCCCGGCGTGAACGAGATCGAGCGCCTGCACAAGTACTTGTCTGCCCGTTTTCCGAAAGCGGCGTAGGGGGGGGCGCCCAGTGCAAATCCACCTCAACGAGGCCGAACAGCGTCTGGCGAGATTCCTCGCGTCAAAGCGTCATGCAGAGAACCGGAAACGGGGCACGCCAGACAAGAAGATCGGTGCGCAGTCCGCCGATGAGATCGATCTGGACGGGGTAGCGGCGGAGATCGCTGTCGCCAAGTGCCTGAACGTATTTCCTGACCTATCCACCGATCACGCCCCAGATGCCGACTGCCTGACGAGGTTCGGCCACTGGGTGGATGTGAAATCAACTCGGTACAAAAACGGCAGATTGCTTGCCGCCCCGTGGAAAGGTCGTGGCGCGGCTGATTGGTACGTCTTGTGTGTTGGAACCTTCCCCAGCTACCGCATCGCCGGCGTGATCAGCGGCACCGAGCTGATCAGCGAGTCGAGGAAGACGGATTTGGGTCATGGGCCGACTTACGCAGTTTGCCAGGGCGATCTGACGCCGATCAATAAGTGGATGTCCGAACACGATGGCGAGGCCGCAGCATGAACTTTTATTCCAGATTTCCCGGCGACTATCAGCGCGACACCAACCATCTGACCCTGTGCGAGCACGGCGCCTATGCAGTGCTGCTCGATGTCTATTACTCGACCGAGCGTCCCCTGCCGTCTGATATGGCGGCGCTGTACCGGGTCTGCCGTGCTATGGACGAGGCAGAGAGGGCGGCGGTCAAGTCGGTGGTAGACCAGTTCTTCCCTATCGATCCGAACGACGGCTTGCGTCACAACAAGCGTTGCGATGCCGAAATACCGGCCGCAAAAACCCGCATCGACATAGCAAAAAAGAACGGCAAATCAGGGGGAAGGCCACCGAAACAGAAACCCATCAGAAACCCAGCGGGTTTCCAAAACGAAACCCAACAGAAACCCAGCGAAAACCCAGCGGGTTATTTTCAGAAACCCAGCGGGTTAGCAAAACAAAACCCAGAAGAAACCCAGCGGCAAAGCTCTCCATATCCATATCCATATCCATACTCTGAAGACCTTAACCAAGAGGAAGCAGACTCTCTACAGGGTGAAGTAGGGGGGGATGTCCCCCGATGGGTGGCGGCATGAAGCAACTGCGCCCGCATCAGGAGCAGGCCATCGCCATGCTTCGCCGTTCCCTTGGACAAGGCCACCGCAGGCCGATGGTTCAAGCACCGACAGGTTTCGGCAAGACCGTTCTGGCGAGTCACATCGTCGCCGGGGCAAGGGCGAAGGGTAACCGGGTGATCTTCGTGGTTCCGGCCCTGAGCCTGATCGACCAGACCGTCGCAGCGTTCCACGCAGACGGCATCACCGAGGTCGGAGTGCTGCAAGGCATCCACGAGATGACCGACCGTAGCCAGCCGATTCAGGTAGCGTCGATTCAGACGCTCATGCGCAGGCCTATCCCTGACGCTGACATCGTGGTCGTGGATGAGGCTCACCGGTGGTTCAAGTTCATGGGCGAGTGGATGGCCCGGTGGGATCGCATCCCGTTTGTTGGTCTAAGCGCAACCCCGTGGACCAGTGGTCTGGGCAAGTTCTACGACGATTTGATCATTGCCGCCACGACGCAAGACCTGATCGACGCCGGGTATCTGAGCAAGTTCCGGGTGTTCGCCCCTAGCAAGCCGGACCTGACCGGCGTTCGGACGGTGGCGGGGGATTACCACGAGGGCGACCTCTCTGAGGCGATGAACAAGCCGCCGCTGGTTGCCGACCTTGTACGCGAGTGGAAACAGCGCGCCGAAGGCAGGCCGACGTTGGTGTTCGGTGTTGACCGTGCTCACGCGAAAGCGATCCAGCAGGATTTTCTTAACGCCGGGATTGCCTGTGGCTACTGCGATGCGTACACCGAAAGGGCGGACAGGAACGTGCTGGGCCGCGCGTTCAATTCCGGCGAACTGCCTGTCATCGCGAACGTGGGGACGTTGACTACGGGCATCGACTGGGACGTTCGGTGCATCGTACTGGCGCGGCCAACGAAGTCCGAGATCCTGTTCACGCAGATCATTGGTCGGGGTCTGAGAACGGCCAGCGGCAAGGACGACTGCCTGATTCTGGATCACAGCGACACGCACCAGCGTCTCGGGTTCGTGACCGATATCCACCACACCAAACTGTCGAACGGCGCAGAGCCGAAAGCAAAAAAACAGGACGAGCCGCTGCCGAAGGAATGCCCGCAGTGCAAGTTCCTGCGCCCGCCTCGCGTGAGCATTTGTCCGGCCTGCGGATTCAAGCCGGTCCCGGTGAGTGGCGTCGAGCACATCGACGGAGAACTGCAAGAACTTACTGCCACGAAGGAGCGCCAGGCACAGGATCGAGCCAACCGGAAAACCCCGAAACCAGACAAGCACACATTCCTGGGCGAGCTGAACTTCATCGCGTGGGAGCGCAATTACTCGAGTGGCTGGGTGGCAAACCAGTACCGAAACAAATTCGGCGTATGGCCGAACGCTGTGCGCCATGACGAGCGGTATCTGCCGAGCATGGAAACGCGGCAGTACGTCAAGCACCAGATGATCCGGTTTGCCAAGCGGAGGACCGCGGCATGACGATCAAGACCATCGACGCAGCTCGCGGACGCTGGGTCGGCATCCTCGCGCATTTTGGCATCGACGCAGCTTTGCTCGGAAACAAGCACGGCCCCTGCCCGCTGTGTCAGGGCAAGACGCGATTCAGGTTTGACGACAAAGAGGGCAATGGCACGTGGATCTGCAACCAGTGCGGCGCGGGGACCGGAATGTCTTTGCTGATGCAGTTCAAGGGTTGGGATTTCAAAACCGCTGCGAAGGAGGTTGACGCAATCATCGGGGCAGTCCCGCAGGTTGTGACCGAGGTCGAAAGGCGCGATCCGCTGATCCGATTGCGCAAAGTTGCCTCCGGTCTGCGCAGCATGGGCGGCATCAATCCTGTTCGCCTGTACCTGAAGAGCCGAGGACTGTCGCCAACGTCGGAAATCAAGTTCCACCCCGGAATCGAACATTGGGACAACGACCACAAGCGCCACGTGTTTCCGGCGATGGTTTGCCTGCTGGAATCGCCGACAGGCAAGGCGCTGAGTTATCACGTAACCGCGCTTACGCCGAGCGGCGCCAAGGCGAACGTCGATCCTGTCAAAAAGATCCTGCCTGCTGTTGATCCGCTCCCAGGCGCAGCAATCCGGCTCACGAAAATTTACGACCACATCGCGATTGCGGAAGGAATCGAGACGGCGCTTGCAGTGATGGCGAAATACAAAATCCCGTGCTGGGCGGCGTCGAATGCTCCCTTGCTGGAAAAGTTCATCCCGCCCGAAGGCATCAGGGAAGTGTCGATATTCGGGGACAACGACAGGAATTTCACCGGGCAGAAAGCGGCATACACGCTGGCGAATCGGCTGGCGAAAACGATGCGCGTGTCGGTACATATCCCGACCGTTGCAGGTTCCGACTTTGCTGATGCCGAGGACGACATGCCTACGGATCAGCAGCAAGAGAGGCCGCATGGATGATCGCGTCCACTGCAATACCTGCCAGAACCTTCAGCATGTCACGTGCAGCGCCACGAAGCTTCGCGTCATGGACGACCTGCCACGCAGGTGCCTGCACTACCTGCCGACCAAGTCAGACCCAGACCAGACCCCCGGCGCCGTCCGGTTCGCGTGGATTGCACGGGATAGGGCGAGGGCGCAACAGCCGGAACCAATACCCGCAAAGCGCAAGGAGACACACCGATGATCGTTGAACGCGAGCAAGTCCTGAACGCACGCGCCGTATGGCAACCATCCGCAGCGGTGCGAGATTCCCGCGCCGAGTCTGCCGAGATCCAGCGCCAGGTTGCGGAATTCCTGTCTCGGGGTGGCGCCATCCAGAAGATCCCCACCGGGGTGGTTCGCTACAGCTACGACATGGTGAGCAGCAAGCCCGGCAACGGCAGCGACTTCAGCCTGCGGTACAAGAGCGCCGACACCATGCGGATGATGACCCGGACGGTGAGATTCCGCTCGCAGCAGGGGAACACCACGGCATGAACGGCACCCGCACGCACATCAAGCCAGCCAACCGGATGGACCGCATGCGCTCAATCGAGCGCGATGTTGTGGTGCTGCTCGCAGAGTCGGATGTTCTGGTCACGGTCGAGCCGTACGAGGCCAAGGGCACGAACGCGCAGAACCGCTACTTCCACGACCTGTGCGACCACGCAGCGCTGCACTGGAACGCGATGCACCGCGACTGTCCGACCACGCCCGCGGCGGTGAAGTGGGACATGAAGACCTCTTTCGGCCTGATCGAAACCTACTACTGCCCAGCATCCGGCACTCGAGTCGCTCATCCTGCCTCGTGGCGGCGATACAACAAGCAACAGCGTTCTGACCTGATCGAGGCAACCCGCGCGTGGATGGCGTCCGAGAACATCCCCGACCTGCCGGATCTGGCCGCTGAACCATACGACTACCCGGAGGCTCGCCGCGCATGATCGCAATCCTGATCTACCTGTGGGCTGGCTTGACCGTCTCCATGGTGCTGCGCAACCTCTACGCCGAGGCAGAGGTGCCAGGGTGGGACTGGCTGCGCATGCTTCGCATCATCGCGCTGTGGCCTCTCACCGGCATCGCGGAGTTTCTGGTGGTGATCTGCCCGCCCGAGGACGACGGCTGATGACCCAGTTCCGCCAGCGAGACAGAACGTGCCTTGAGTGCGGAGCCACGTTTGTGGCGGAACATCCCAAGCAGCAAATCTGCTCGGATGAGTGCAGGGTCAAGCGCTGTCAAAAAAAAGCAAACGAAGCGACCAAGCGTTTCCGCGAACGATTGCGGAAGGTAAGGCAACCGCGGCCCTTACTACCTTGCGTCAAGTGTGGGCAAATGTTTCAGCCAATGTCCGATATTCATGTGTACTGCTCCCTTCGGTGCAGGCGACGGGCAGGCGATGAGTTGGTTTTATTGCGGACACCGAAGCCAACGAGGGAATGCTTTTTTTGCAAGAAAGAGTTTCATCCCGGCAGGGGGCAGCGCTATTGCGACACCTGTCGTGGAAACGGAACAACAATTCCCCCGAAAGATATCCCCAAGTGGGAGAAGAAGCGGCAACGAGAGGCGGACAAGAAAGCCATCGCAGACTATATGGCCCGGGCGCATGACAAGAAGGCGATTGAAGAACGAATCAATCCGGCGACGAAGCGCAGGCACATTGCCAACTTGGTAGATTACCTCGGGAGGTGGCGCTGATGCGCAAGTGCCGCAACCCTGACTGCCGCAAGAAGTTCGCTCCGGTGCGGTCTACGCTCGAGCAGTGCTGCTCGCCTGAGTGCGCTATTGCGTGGTCGAGGACGGACGCCGGGCAGAGGTTCGTAGAGCAACGCAAGCGCAGGGAAGCGCGGGCAGCAAAGGCGGCATTCCGCGAGAAGCACATCAAGTTGTCGGAGCTGAAGCAGAAAGCGCAGGACGCATTCAACGCATGGATCAGGGAACGCGACCGGAACTTCCCGTGCGTGTCCTGCGGACGGTTCGATCTCAATGATCCGCTGACTGGTGGCGGATGGGATGCCGGGCACTTCCGCACGGTCGGGGCCTGCCCGCAGCTCCGCTACGAACCCGACAACTGCCACCGTCAGTGCAAGCACTGCAACAAGTACCGCGCGCAGTCCGTCGAGCACCGTCTCGGTGTTCTGGCCCGCATTGGTTCTGAGCGCCTGAGTTGGATCGAGGGTCACCATCCAGAGGTCAAGTGGGATCGAGATCAACTTCGGGCCATCGAGGCGCACTACAAATCCGAGCTGAAGATTTTGCAGCAACAACGGAAGGCCGCATGAACGGAGCACTCTGCATGACCATCGACAACGCCGTGCCGATGCCATTGCCGCCTGGTCGGCGCCCGTCGCTGGGGGAACGGCAGGGAAGGGCGGAGAGGCTCATCCGCGAGTATGCCTCCCACGAACTCGCTGAGATCCGCCAGGCTGAGTGGTACGCCGGCCAATGCTCGGCCTTCACCTACCGCTATCCCTCGTCTCCTGCGCCGTCTCAGGCCACTATGGACCGCATTGCCGATGTGGGGCGCATCCTGAATGACCTGAGAACCATCAGGCCGGTGCATTACCGCTCGATCAGGATTCGCTATTTTGACGGG